ACTTGTCGGTGGTAGCATCGGTGCCGCTACTGCTACTACTGGTATTGCCTCTATTCCTTATGTGGGTTGGGTGCTCGCTGGTGCTGCTACGATGATTGGTATGGATCAAGGAGCAGAGATTGGTGGTTCGATGGCCAGAGATTTCGCTGATTGTGATGAAGAAAACATATAAATAATTAACGTATTGTTATTTTTATTCATAATATGGGATGGTCTCCAGCACAAATCGGTGCATTAGATAACTGTGGTATTAAGGTCGAAGACGCCACAGGAGACATCACATTTCGTGAGTTTGAATTTATTGATGTCGTCAAACCAGAACCTATGAAGGTTCCACAATCGGCAATAAAATATGAAGACCCTTTGGAAGAAGCAACGAGACTTCCAAATTCTAACACAACAGGAAATATTATTGACTGTTATTTGGCATGGAGAGGAACAAACTACATGATAAAAATGTTTTTCCCTTCAGTCAAAAAACCATCACGCAGAGAAGTCCAGGATCAGATAGGTAAAGTATATCCTGGAGCTAAACTCTGGAATTACCAGGTATCGGAGTATGAACAAGGAGAACCACTCCTCCAAGTCGGAGGACAAAAAAACTAAAGAATTAGAGAATAAAGTAGATAGATTAGAAAAAACTCTAGAATTAGTTAAAAAAACAATAGATCATGATAACGCAATGAAAGGATTAAAACCAAAAGAACCACTAAGATTTGGAAACTATGTGATGACCTAATTATGAAACTTGATGACATTTATCTTGGTAATCCAAATCTAAAGAAAGCCAATGTTCCAGTTGAATTTACTCAGGAACAGATTCTTGAGTTTATGGCTTGCAAACATGATCCAGTTTACTTTGCACAACAGCATGTTAAAATTGTAACTCTTGACCACGGTTTAATGCCGTTTGAACCTTATGATTTCCAAGAAGGTCTAATTAAGAATTTTCACGATCATAGATTTAACATTTGTAAGATGCCCAGACAGACGGGTAAGTCAACAACTGTTATATCATACCTATTGCATTATTTGCTTTTTAATGATAGTGTTAATATTGGTATACTTGCAAACAAGGCAGCAACTGCTAGAGAACTATTAGGTCGTTTACAAACGGCATATGAAAATGTACCTAAATGGATGCAGCAAGGTGTCTTGTCTTGGAATAGAGGTTCATTAGAGTTAGAAAATGGTTCCAAAATCCTGGCTGCTTCGACTAGTGCCTCAGCTGTTCGAGGAATGTCATTCAATATATTGTTCTTGGATGAGTTTGCATTCGTTCCAAATCATATTGCTGATTCGTTTTTTGCCTCTGTTTATCCTACTATTACTTCTGGTAAGTCTACTAAGGTTATTATTGTCTCGACGCCGCACGGAATGAATCATTTCTACCGTATGTGGCATGATGCGGAAAGAGGTAAAAATGAATACAAACCAACAGATGTTCATTGGTCACAGGTCCCAGGAAGAGATGACTTGTGGAAAGAGCAGACTATTGCAAACACATCAGAGCAACAGTTTAAAGTTGAGTTTGAGTGTGAATTTTTAGGATCTGTTGATACTCTTATTGCACCAAGTAAGTTAAGAACTCTTGTATATGATAGTCCAAAGAAAAGAAGTGCAGGACTTGATGTATATGAAGATCCTAAAAAAGATCACGATTATCTAATTACAGTTGACGTTGCTCGTGGAGTTGCAAAAGACTTTTCAGCATTTGTTGTTATTGATATTTCAAAGTTTCCTCATAGAGTAGTAGCAAAGTATAGGAATAATGAAATTAAACCAATGCTATTTCCAAATGTTATAGTTGATGTAGCAAAAGCATATAATGAAGCATTTATTTTATGTGAAGTAAATGATGTTGGTGATCAGGTAGCTGCTATTATTCAATATGATTTAGAATATGAAAATCTTCTTATGTGTTCTATGAGAGGTAGAGCAGGTCAGGTTGTTGGACAAGGATTTTCTGGTAAGAAGACTCAACTTGGAGTTAAGATGTCCAAGACTGTAAAGAAAGTTGGATCTCTTAATCTCAAAACATTAATTGAAGAAGATAAGGTTTATTTTAATGATTATGATATATTAAGTGAATTAACTACATTTATTCAAAAGCATAATTCTTTTGAGGCAGAAGAAGGATGTAATGATGATCTTGCTATGTGTCTTGTAATATATGCGTGGTTAGTTGCACAAGATTATTTTAAAGAACTCACTGATCAAGATGTAAGAAAAAGATTATATGAAGAACAAAAGAATCAAATAGAACAAGATATGGCTCCATTTGGTTTTGTATCTGATGGAATGGATGAAGAGAGTTTTGTTGATAAAGATGGTGATCGATGGCATACTGACGAATATGGAGACCGTTCTTATATGTGGGACTATATGTAAACCTTGCAAATAATAAATAATTTTTAGATAAATCTGAGAATCGGAGAAAAAAAGCATGGCTACTCCTCAATTATCTCCTGGAGTGTTAACCAGGGAGGTTGACTTAACAGTAGGAAGAGCTGATAATGTATTGGATAATATCGGTGCGATTGCTGGTCCATTTAGGATCGGTCCCGTTGATGACCCAATTGATATAACTACGGAAGAAAACCTCATCGGTGTATTCGGAAAACCACTTTCTACCGATGCTCAGTACGAGTATTGGATGAGTGCCGCATCATACCTTTCCTATGGAGGAGTTCTAAAAGTTTGTAGAACTGATAATACCAATTTGAATACCGCAAATGCTGGTGTTGGTATTGCTTCTACAACTACTTTGAAAATCAAGAACTATGATGATTATCAAAGTAATTATAGCGCAACAACTGAGTATACTTACGGTGCAAAGAACCCAGGTTCATGGGCGAATGGATTAAAGGTATGTACGATTGATGACCTTGCTGACCAAACTATTGGTGTTACAACTGCTAGTCCAGGTAATCTTGGTGCTATTGTTGGAAATGGTGTTACAATCGCACTTTCTGGTGTCGTTATTCCTGGAGCAGGAACTACTTCAACATTTAATGGACATTTAAAGGGTATTATTACTGGGGTATCTACGGATGCAACAAATAGTGCTTCATCTTTTGATGTTAAGATTGTATCCAGAGTAAGTGGTACTACCGAAACTAAGATTGATTACAAAGAAGGAACTGAGTATGCATCAATTCTTACTACTGCTGTTGGCGATGCTAGTGCCGCAAGTAAGATTTGGTTTGTAAACAATGCTGGTATTAATACTGGTGCTCCTCTTCACCCCAACGTTGCTATATCTACTGACGTAAGTTCGGTAGCAGATTGGTATAATGCACAAACTCTAACATTAGAGAATGCGACAATCTATTGGAAATCACTTGCATCAAAACCTGTTTCTAACGTTTATGTAACTGATAGAAATGGTGAAGGTGATGGAATGCACGTTGCTGTTGTTGATGACTTCGGAACAATTACTGGAGTTAAGGGCAACATAATTGAGAAGCATCTCTCAATTTCAAAAGCAGAAGATACAGTTTCTGCTGTTAATTCCCCACAGAAGATTTACTTCAAGCAATTCCTTGCAGATTTCTCTGATAATATCTGGGCAGGATACAACCCATCTAATGCAGTTGATAGTTATTGGAATACAGAACCAATAGCAACAGGATTCTCAACAGACTTTACCAAGTATACAACTGCTCAAGGTCTATGGGGACAAAAGGCACAGGATAATACATTCTCCGCACTGGGTAATATCACATATACTCTTGGTGGTGGTGAAGATTATTCTGCCGGAATTCCTCCCGTTGGTTCAAACGGTGGAATGACTGCTACTCTAGCAGATTTACAAACCTCTTATAAGAAGTTTGAAAATACTGATGAAATAGGAGTAGATTACTTTATTATGGGTCCAGGTCTTGGTGCTAAGAACTTGTCCCAGGCAAAGGCAAATTACCTAATTTCCCTTGCTGCTGCAAGAAAAGATTGTGTTGCTTGTATTGGTCCACATAGGACAGATCTTGTAAATGTTACAAATACAACTACACAAACAACAAATCTAGTAAATTACTTTAGTCCACTTACATCTTCATCCTATGCGGTGTTTGATAGTGGGTATAAGTATACTTACGATAGATTTAATAACGAGTTTAGATACATCCCAACCAATGCAGACGTTGCTGGTTTGATGTGTCGCACAAACATT